AAACGACGGTGAAATGTTTAAATTTATGAATGAAGAAACCAATTATATTGTAGTTGATTATGTTTATTATACTAAAGTTGGTTACTCCAAAAAAAAATTATTGCCTTTTGATGTTTATGTAAGAACTTTTAAAACTTTGTAAAACGCAAATTGCAAATTATAACAAGCAAAAACACGAATTATGGATGAATTGACAATTATAAAAGGCAAAGTGTTATTAGACACTACCTATTTAAAAATTAAAATTAGCCTTGAAGAAATCAAACAAAAACACGAACACAGAACCGATTTAATTAACTCAATGGAACGTAGCTTAGCAGACCTTCAAGAAGTAAAGATTAGTTACGATGGAATGGAAAAGGAACTAAGAACAGCATTACAGCAGAATTTTAGACTTGAAAAGCTGCTTCAGGAAGAAAAGTTTAACAATAAAGATTTAGAATTACAATTAAAAATGAAAGATGCCACGTTGTAAAAATTGTTCCGAAAAATTTGAAGCTATCCGTTTCAATATGAAATACTGCTTAAAAGATGAATGCGTCCGTGTTTGGGTAGAATTCGAAAAGGCGAAGCAATGGAAAAAGACGAAAGCAAAAGCGAAGTTGGATTTAATGACTTTGAGTGATTACCTAAAATTAACCCAACAAGTATTTAATAAATACATTCGATTAAGGGATAAAAACCAATTATGTATAAGTTGCCAAAAACCACCAAAAAAGCAAAATGCAGGTCATTATTTTTCAAGTGGTGGTCATTCAAATGTAAGATTTGACGAAGATAACGTGCATCTACAATGTGAACACTGCAACACTTTTTTAAGCGGAAACCTTTTGAATTATCAAATAGAAATAGAAAAACGAATTGGTGCTGAAAAACTAATTGAACTACAAGCAAAAGCACATATTATTAAAAAATGGAATATTGATGAATTGAAAGAGTTAATTAAAGAATATAAAAAAAAGATAAAAGATATAAGTTAATATTAAAAAGAATAATTACTTTTGAATTAACAATTAAAACTTAAATTATGAGCGTAACAAATTTTGAAGAGTTCACACACGAACTTACAAGCGAAGAAATGGAGATTTTACCTGTAGTGGTACACGGATTCCGAAACTACAAAAAGGCGAATCCTATTAAGTCGGAATTAATAGTAACCCGATTAAACGAATATCTTTTAGCACGAGGTTATAAAATTAAAATGACTGGAGTTCGTTTGCGTAAAATGGTTAACTACATACGTACAAATGGTATTATCCCTCTGATTGCTACGTCTAACGGATATTTTACAAGCGATTGTAAGGAAACGATAGCCGAGCAGATAAAGTCGCTTCAGGAACGAGCAAACAGCATTGAACGATGTGCTGCTGGATTAAAGAAATTTTTGTAATTTTTTTTTGATTTCATTGTTATATTAAAAAGAATAGTTATATTTGTCAAACAATTAAAATTTATATTATGAAAAACCTATTTAAAAGTTTAGCAGCATTTCAACAAGAAGTGCCAGTAATTCACAAAGGAACGCAAGGCTACGGATATTCGTATGCAGACCTTCCGAAAATCTTTGAAGTGATTAATCCGTTATTACAAAAACACGGATTAGGATTCACTCAGTTAATTAATGGGCAAACAATAGTAACTGTATTGTTTCATTCTGAAAGCGGAGAACAAATAGATAGCCAAACAGATATTCCTCAAGGCGTTCAGTTAAAAGGAATGAATGACTTTCAAGTATTAGGTTCTGCAATTACTTATTTAAGACGTTACGCATTATCTTCGATTTTAGGTATTGTAACCGACAAAGATGTTGACGCAGCTGGAGAACAAATAAAAGCCGTAAAGACGGAAAAAAAGCCTACAATACAAGGTGAACGATTCTTAAAAGCAGTAGAAGCAATTCGTAACGGTGAATTTACAGCCGAAGAGCTACAAGCGAAGTTTGAGTTAAATGAAGTTCAACAAAAAGCATTGTTACTGATATAGTATGGAAAAGCAAGATATAACAGAATTACAGGGAAAAACATTATTGTATATTCGTGTAGATAGAGAATTAGATGAGATTTTATTTACTTGTAATGACGGAACTCAATATAAAATGTATCACGAAGAAGATTGTTGCGAAAGTGTTTATATTGAAGATATTAACGGAGATTTAACTGATTTAATAGGTTACCCAATTTTAATAGCTGAGGACATAAATAACGATGAGTTTGTAAAAAACTTTGAAGAATCTTTTAAATTAGAAGAAGGAAAAAACCCCGACTATGAATGGAACTATAAAAATGAGTTTGGAGAAAGTAAACCCGAATCTTATAATTGGACTTTTTACAAATTAGCAACTATAAAAGGTTATATAGATATTCGTTGGTATGGCGCAAGTAATGGTTATTATTCTGAATCAGTAGATTTTGTTAAGTTATGAAAATACGAGCTTCACAAATAGGAAAATTGATGACTTCCCCTAAAACAAAAGGGGAGGTTCTTTCTAAAACTACAAAGACCTATATTCAGGAACTTGCAATCGAACATAAATACGGAATCCGTAAAGAGTTTTGGAGTAGATACACGGATAAAGGAAACGAAGTAGAAGATGAAGGCATAGCACTTGTTAACGATGTGTTGAACTTAGGCTTTATTTACAAGAATGAAGAAAACCTAACCAACGATTATTTAACTGGAACACCCGACGTAAACACGAATGAAATTCTTTTAGATGTTAAATGCAGTTGGGACGCTACGACGTTTCCGTTTTTTGAAACCGAAGTGCCTAACAAAGATTATTACTACCAGCTTCAGGGTTATATGTGGCTTACCAATAAAGACGAAGCGTTACTTTGTTACTGCTTAGTAAATACACCATTTCAGATTGTAGAAGATGAGGTAAGACGTGAACACTGGAAACAAGGTTTAATAGATGAAAGTTTGGATGTAAGAGATTTTGTACAGTCGAAACATAACTTTGACCATATCCCAAAAGAAAAGCGCTTAAAAGTTTTTAAAATAGCAAAAGACGAAAGTGTAATAGAACAAATCAAAGAACGAATAGAGTTAGCACGTGAATATTATAACAATTTAATTAATGAATTATGAATGAAGATTTAAAAGTAATGGGTTACTACAAAAACACGACCCGAGAACAAATCGTACAAATCAAAGACTTTAAAAAAGATAAACTTTGGTACGAAACAATAAGACAATATGAAACAAATCCTATAACAGAGTTTTGTTGTTCGGTTGAAAGATTTAAACGATTATATATTAAAACAAAGTAAAAATGGAAAAGACAATTAACGAAGAAGAGTTTATAGGTATTATAGGCAATGAGGCTTATTTTCAATTTGTAAACGATATTTATAAGCTGCTAAAAGAAAGCGAAGCATATAAACGCGAAGAAGAAGTAGTTTATTATATTGGTGCATCACCTTTAAACGAAACAATGTGGTTTCATTATGAAGCATCTTTATTTAAAAAGGATATAGGCGATGAGTTTGGGTTTACACGAATGATTATAACCGATGACTTAGACACGACGTTAGACCGTATTAATTACGCAAAAGACGAAATAAAAAAGAATGGCGGTAAAGATGGAATTTGGATTAATAAATAATAAATAAGTAAAATGGAAAAAAGAGACAATTCAGGAGCGTTATTTACTAACGACAAAAGAGAAAAAGAAACGCATCCGCACTATCAGGGTAAAGCGACAATAGGCGGGGTTGATTATTATGTTTCAGCTTGGATAAAAGACGGACAAAAAGGTAAGTTTCAAAGCCTAAGTTTTAAACCAGTTCAAGAACAATCAAAGCCAACAGGCGGTAAACCAAACGGCAGACCAAATTATGGAAAAGAATTCGATGAATTTTTAAACGGATTATGAAACAACAAGCAAAGGTTTTAAGCGAAGCAAATGAACTAACAAGGTTAATGGTTAAACACTACTTACAAAAACACGAATTAAGCCTTAATGCTTTTTCTAAGTTAGTAGATATAAGACAACCTAACTTGCATAAATTTATGAGCGGAAACACTTTATCCAGCAAGTCAATTGAAAAGCTGGGTGAGTTCTTTAGTAAGTAAGACTCCAATTGAGATTGGTACGTCATAGTGCGGAATGTAAAAAGTTCCGCATTTTTTTTATTCATTTTGTTGTTATATTAAAAAGTATTATTATATTTGTTCAACAATTAAAACTAACAATTATGAAAAAC